TTCTACGACGACTGTACAAGATTCTGGTAAAGCTGGCTGGGGTGGCGCGATGGATGTTTCCACCTCCGATGCAAAAGGCGCTTATGGTCTTTTTGTTATGGCTAGTAGCTCCAACGGCACCGAACCTTTTAATCAAACAGCTTCTTTAGCTGCTGTTTGGTATATGACTAGTGACGCCGCAATTACTTTGTCTGGTACTATGATGAAGAGCGTCAGCACCGTACTCCAAAACACAGCCTCCCATGCTTGTGTTGTTGCAACATCAAGTGCCACGGCCAATGGTGAATTTATCGCTCTTATTGGGACACCAGCCGAAATCACGGCCAACACGGCTAAGCGGTATGTGTTCAATTTCAATCGAGATTCAGCAAACTATATTAGAAACGTTTTTAACACCAACCCTCAAAAAACAAATAGTAATATTACTGCAACCGTGGAAAAGCATTGGCTTGGTGAGACATATGAAAGATCACTTTTGGACGGGGCCCGAACAGGGGTTAATACACCTAATGATATTACTCACGGTGTTATGCTTGGGTTGCAGACTGATGATTCAACAGCGAAAGACTGGGCAGATAACCAGAGAGAAGCAGAAGTAGCTAGAACTGGTTGGATTATTGCACAAGATACTGGAAATGCTGCTAATTTTAATCCTTATAAGATGCAAAAGCTTTTCAGGCTCGTGGGCCTTGATGCATCTGGTGATTGGCTTCAAAAAAATCTAAAGGTATCTATCCAAAACATTAGACCACCTTCTAGTTTAGATCCTGGTGTTCCCTCCTATGGAACATTTACAGTTGTTTTGAGAAAAATCGGTGATCAGGATACTGCACCAAGTATTGTTGAAATGTATACAGGTTGTGATTTGGATCCAAATTCTTCAAACTATATTGCAAGGCAGATTGGTGATAGATATGCAGAATGGGATGATAGCAAGAAATATCATCGCGAGTATGGCAAATATGAGAATATGTCAAGATTTATCAGAGTTGAAATGCATCCAGATGTTGAAAATGGAGAAGCAGTTGGCTTAGTGCCATTTGGTTTTCATGGGCCACCAACGCTTCGCACCGATGGGGAGAATGTCAAGACCGCCGATATTACGAGTACCACATTTCTTCAAACCAATGACGAGACCTATCTCCCCAACTTCTCGCACGCCGGCACCGCGCTATCGACCGATAGACCAGTTATAACAGGCCGTGACGGCACCACCGCCTTCACGCTAACGGCTTCATATCTCTTCCCAAGAGCAGTACTTCGCTACGCTTCGAATCAAGTTGGTTCAAACTTTATGAAACCACAACAAGCCTATTTTGGTATTGATGTTGCGCAAAGCGGAACTGTAAAATATGATCCTTCAACGCCTGATTTGCTCCGTCCACTGCCGGCTGGTCTTGTTACGTACTCAGCCGCCTCTGACGATGCCAGTGCTGGTGTGGTAGATCCATCTCATATTTTCACACTAGACAACCTTGTTGTTCCGGGCACAGCATCTAAGGATTTCACAGTAGCCAAATATATTTCAGGCAGCCGCGCCAATCCTGCGCCCGGTACGGTGGGCAGTGGGCCCACTTCTGTTTCAAGCTTGTCTGGTGCATATTTCTTGCTTACTGGTAGTGATTTTGGATATGATAAGTTCACCACTGTTTTCCATGGTGGGTTTGACGGCCTTGATATCACTGAGGCCGATCCGTTTAGAAACACAAGGTTGAGCGCCACCGAGACGGAAATCGGGAATTATGCATTTTACTCAGTCAGAAGAGCTATTGACACAGTAAGAGACCCAGACCGCGTAACAACCAATATGATGGTTATGCCTGGTATCACTAATCCAACTCTTACTGAGCATATGATCAGCACATGCGAAGAAAGAGCTGATGCCTTGGCAATTATTGATCTTGAAAAAGATTATATTCCTGCACATGATTCAAGTGCTGCTGAAAATGCTTCGGGTAGAAGACCAGACGTTGATACTGCGATTAACAAGCTTAGGAATAGAAAAATTAATTCAAGCTATGGCGCATGTTATTATCCATCTGTACAAATTAGAGATACTCTTTCTAATAAAATTTTGACAGTTCCACCTTCAGTTGTAGCTTTAGGCGCCATGTCTTATAGTGAAGCAACCCGCGCGCTCTGGTTTGCTCCTGCGGGCTTTACAAGAGGTGGTTTAAGCACTGGTACTTCTGGGCTTACGGTTTTAGCGGCCAAGCATCATCTTTCTTCAGAAGAAAGAGATCGGCTTTATGAAGTTAACATTAACCCAGTTGCTTCCTTCCCAGCAGAAGGGGTTGTGATTTTCGGTCAGAAAACGCTACAAGCAACGCCATCTGCTTTGGATAGAATTAATGTACGTCGCCTTCTTATTCACATTAAGAGAGAAGTTTCTAAAATTGCAGCGACAACATTGTTTGAACAAAACGTAAGAGCAACTTGGAATGGGTTCTCTTCTGAAGTTACGGTTCTTTTGAACGATATTAAGGCTGGTCTAGGCCTAGTAGACTTCAAGGTTGTGCTTGACGAAACTACAACAACTCCAGATCTTGTTGATCGTAATATCTTATATGCTAAGATTTTCTTGAAGCCTGCACTGGCTATTGAATTTATTGCACTAGACTTTATTATTACGGACTCAGGAGCTTCATTTGCTGATTAATAAATTGAAATTCATTTTATTATACTAATTAATTATTGAGGAGAAAATAAGATAATGGCATTTTGGAACCAAAGCACTCTAGAACCAAAGAGAAAACATCGGTGGTTATTGTATTTAAGAAATTCACAGATTCCATCATACGCAGTTAAAGTAACTGATAAGCCTAGTTTTACGATTAATGAAACCGAACACCAGTTTTTTGGACATAAGTTCTTTTATCCAGGCTCAGTTGAATGGGAGTCAATTAGTGTTACTCTTCTAGATCCAATTCACGATGATACGTCTAAGGCTCTTATGAGTGTTCTTGAGAGGTCTGGGTATCGATCGCCAACCGAACACGATGGTGATATGCTTTACACTGTTTCAAAAGCAGATTCAGTAAAGGCTCTTGGGCCAACTATTAAATTAGAGCAAGTTACTGGTATAGATAAAAAAAACAAAGTGGTTGAAGTGTGGGAACTCCATAATCCATGGGTTAAAGATGTAAAATTTGGCGATTTAGATTACGCATCAGACGATATGGTAGAAGTTACAATGACAATTCGTTTTGATTGGGCTACACATCGCTCCATAAGACCTTAGTGGGTTTAACAAATAAATTTTTTTTTGTTATAATTAAATAATAAGTCATTAATGAGGTAGACTATGGCAAGAGACAATGAGGAGCGCTTCGGTGCACCTAATATCGATGCACCCCCGCCCCCGCCTGTTATACAACCTGAATCTTCTGCAAGTGATCAACCATTTTCCTTTGTTGCTCCAACAGAATTTGTTGAATTGCCCTCCAGAGGTCGGTTTTACCCAGAAGATCATCCTTTATATAACCAAGATTCGATAGAAATTCGCTATATGACAGCAAAAGATGAAGATATTTTGATTTCTACAGCGCTTTTAAAGAAGGGGATCGCTTTAGATAGGTTAATGCAAAGTGTTATTGTGAATAAACAAATTAAACCAGACCATTTGCTTGTTGGCGATAAAAATGCACTATTGGTAGCGATAAGAGCTTCTGGCTATGGAGAGTTATATGAAGCTAAAGTAACATGCCCAGCCTGTTTAACCACTTCAGATTATGAATTTAATTTGGCTGAGTTAAATGTGAATTATGGAGATAATTTGGAAGAATATGGAGCAGAACTTTCTCCAGATAATGTTTTTACAATAACTTTGCCGAAGACAAAAATAAAAGTGGGTATGAAATTAATGACTGGCGCGGACGAAAAGTCTTTGGCTACTTTAGCTCAGAGACGAAAAAAGAATAATTTACCTGAAAGTACATTAACAGATCAGTTTAGAATGATTATTGCATCTGTTAATGGTAGTATGGAACAAGCTCATATTGATGAATTGATTGATTGTATGCCGGCTTCAGATTCAAAATATTTAAGGAATATTTATACAAAAATTATTCCCAATATTGATTTAAAGCAAGAATTTGAATGTCCTGCATGCACAATGGAAGAGGAGGTGATAATTCCGTTTACGACGGAGTTTTTTTGGCCTAAATGACACATACCAAGAATATGTGTATGAGCAATTCTTTTTCCTAAAATATCATGGCGGTTGGAGCTTTACAGAAGCTTATAGTCTGCCTATAAAGATAAGACAGTGGTTTGTTGAGCGGCTCTTAGAACAACTTAGAAAAGAACGAGAAGCAGTAGAGAAAGCAAAAGGTAAAAAATGAAAACCCCATACTAATTATATTGATTGATTGTGGGGTTTTTTTTATTATGCACAATATCAACGAAGATCAGATTTTAATTCCAGAGATTGATCTTGGAGCCGCTCGCAAAAATCAAGTTGATGAAAGTTATTTGGTAGCTCTAGGTGGAGTTATTAAATATATTATGAAAAGAATGTTTGTCCCCGGTGGAGGCCCTCGCTCTTTTAAAGCAAGAGGAACACGTTCAGAAATTGATTCGTTTTTAAAAGCTTTAGGAGCAGAGAAAAAATATCTTGATTCATTTATGAAATTTGGACTGGATAGCCCCAAAACATACAGCAATAGCAGAAAACTTGCTGGCGCAGCTAAAAGCTTTGAGAAGATCACAAAGTTGAAGTGGCCTTTTAAATAAGGATCCTTTAAATGGCTGATATTACCAAAGAAACAGCAGAAAACGCGGAACAGGCAAGTGAAGCATTATATAAGATTATTGATGCTAATAATGAATTAAAAGAGCAGTTGGGCGAAATAGCTGATAAGCAAGAAAGGACGCTTGAAAATCTCAAAGAGAGAGCAAAAATAAATCAGGAATTACTTAAGTTTGCAGGTCTAGATAAGGATATCGCTCAAGAAAAATATGATATCGAGTTGGAAGATCTCGCCACGCGGCACGAGAACAATGAGCTTTCAGATGAACAGCTACAGATGGCATCATCGATTTTGCACCTCAAAAAAGAGATCATCGGCGCCGAGGGCGACGAATTAGAGTTATTGAAGAAGAAGCTCGAACTCGGAATAAAGATCTACAAGAAACAGAGAGAAGCGAATGTTCAGTACGAAGAAAGTTTAGGCTCATTAAAACAAATAGCTGGTACATTTGGTTCAATGTTTGGCATTGGCGCCAAGTTTAATCAAACGGTTGTCGGCGGTCTTGTTACTGGGTTTGGCCACCTTGCTGTTGTTTTAAAGAAAGGCGAAAAAAGCTGGGAAGGGCTTGGCAAAGGTATTGGCGAAATTGGCGATCTAGGATTAGGATTTATTCTTGCGAGAAGTGAAGAGATATTAACAATGCAAGACAGCATGTTAGCTGGTTTTAGAGCGAATACCGGCGCATCAGAAGAATTTGCAAATGCTGTTTATGGCGCGTCAGAAGCCCTTCGAGCGCAAGGTTTAGATTATAGAGCCGCCGGCGAAGCTGGTGCTGCATTATTTGATAATGTAACAGCATATAAAGATGCTAGCGGAGCAGCAAGAATAGAGGCTGCCGCATTTACCGGCGTGCTTGCTGAATTAGGTGTAGGTGCTGGCGAGGCTGCAGAATTAACGCAGACTTTAACACAAGGTTTGGGGATGACGCTTGAACAAGCAACAGCTACAGAAAAAGAAGTGCTTTATCTTGCCAGAAGCTTGGATATGAATATGGCAGAAGCACTCAGTGATTTAAATGCTTTGGCGCCAGAACTCATCGCTCATGGCGACAACATGATAGAAGTTTTTGAAGGCATGGAGAAGCAAGCAAGAAAAACAGGCCTCGCAACGGACAAGTTAATGGGCATTGCCGCTCAATATGATACGTTTGAAGGCGCAGCAACAGCTGTTGGTCGTTTAAATGGAATTCTTGGTGGCCCATATCTTAATAGCATTGAAATGCTTTACGCAACGGAAGATGAACGCTTGGAACTTTTGAGAGAAAGTTTAGCTATGTCCGGAAGACAATTTAACGATTTGTCTCGTTTTGAGAAAAAAGCTCTTGCCACGGCCGGAGGTTTTCAGAGTGCTGGAGAAGCAGCTGCATTTTTTAATAGCAGTCTTGATGATCCACGCCAACAAGAGGCGGCTGCAAGACAAAAAGAATTGACAGAAATTGCTAGAGAGATGAAGCCAATGTTTGAGAAACTTCAATTGACTTTAAATAAACTTGCATTATCATTCAAACCGTTGATTGACGGCATTAGCAGGACGATTGAAGGGCTTGGCAAATTTTTGGCCTGGAACAACGGCGGCGGCGCCGAAATGATAATGGGGTTGGCAATTGGCATGAAGGCTGTTGGACTGGCATTCAGCTTCGCCTCGGCAAAGGCTGCAATAATGGGCTCCACCGCCGCCGCCGCCGGCGCGGCAGCCACTATTGGATGGGCGCCTTTTCTTATAGCCCTCGGCCTCATCATCGCCGCCGGGGCCGCCCTATACATACTGTTTCAATCCTTCATGGACCTCCCCGATATCCCCGTCCCCGAAATCCCCGGAGCGCCTGTTGCCAAAGCCCAAGGCGGCATACGAAACTTTGCCGGCGGAGCGGCCTTAGTTGGGGAAGAAGGCCCAGAGTTGGTTCATTTGGCAAAAGGCACAACAGTTGCTACTCACAAAGAGACAGTTGTAGCAGCCTCAGAGGCATTAGGAGTTGCTGGAACAAAAGCACCAACCGGCGCCACCGCCATAGCAGATTTAAAAACAGCATTTAAAAGTTCTTTACGAGAAGTATTAGATGAGAGAGACAAAAAAGCTGGCTCACAAAAAGCTATTACAGTTGAGGTACCAGTTAACTTAGAGGGAAGAGAACTCGGAAGGTTTGTTAAGAAGATTATGAATAAAGAATTAGATCCGCGTTCTTGGGCGGGCAACTAATTAATATGAACCCTGAGAAGAAAAAACAATGAGTCCCACACCACAGCCCTATTTTAAAAGTCGAATTTCAGAGGGAGGACGGGAGCCTAGACATATAGATGCATCCGATCTGCTGGCGAACAAGTTTGGATTATATATAGACATATACAGCATCATTGCCAAAAAAAGTGTTGCTTTTAAAGCCTTTTTAGAAGCATATGAAGATGCATTTGACGCACAGACAGAATCTCATACATTTGTTGGTCACCCACAACCATATAGAAAGCAAAAATCAATTGAAAGATCGATTACTCTCAGTTTAACACTCCCTGCATCAAATGTTTATCAAGCTAAAGTTAATCTTGCGAGTATTTCCTCATTAGCACAGATGATGCACCCATTGGCCACCAAGGAGGTGGTGGCAGATGTAGATCAATATACTGTTGTGGCAGGCGGAGATCCTGTTTTTAAAGTAAAATTTTTAAATTTAATATCTGATAGTGCCATGCCAAACACAGAATTAGCTACTGCGGCAGGTATAGCTAAAGACACTGGTGTCCGTGGGTTTATAGATGATTTGAGATATGAGTTTGCTTTAGATGCTGATGGCGGAGGATTTTTAACAAACAAGGATGAAAAAGGATTTATTTATCCAAAATTAATTAAATTATCATTTATCTTTTATCCATTTGAATCCGTGTCGCCACTGTGGGTTATAGGTGCCGACGGGGAGGTTGAATTTTCAAGAAAATCTTTTCCATATGCTTATAAAGGAATTACTGCTGCCCCGGGAGAAGCCCTTCTAGAAAGTTCTAATACTGGTGCCCCGATCAATGTTGTTGATCAGGTGAATAGATCCAGGATCAACGTTGCCACGCAGGCGAAGGAGGCTTGATATAGATGGCATCTAGATATAGCAATAGAGAGCTTATTAGGAACGTCCATCCGCGATATACAGAATATTTTGGGAAGCGCACAGATAACACTATTACAAGAGCGACCCGAGGGGTAGTACAATGGACAACTGCAGAGATTTCATATCCCACTGATGAAGAGTTAGCAGAATTTAGCATAATTGATCATGTCTGGAAACAAGGTGATAATCTCTATAAACTAGCACATCAACACTATGGTGATGTGAAACTATGGTGGGTCATAGCCTGGTTTAATAAAAAGCCTTTACTATCAGATTATGCATTGGGAGATCTTGTTTATATTCCTTTTCCGCTTTCTGAAGTTTATTCATATTTTCTTTAAAGGTGGTAAAAAATGGCGGAAAGAATAACAGATTATCACGATCAATGTTTCTTAATGGATTTTATGAAAACATTCATAGGTCTACAAGGCACCGAATATCTGTGGGCCCCTCACCATGTAGCTGAAGTGCAAGATACAACTAGCGTTGATTCAATTACATTTATGAATAGATTGGCTAGTCCTTCTGGCCAATCTTTATTAGAAAATGTGCCTGGGCTGTTGATGGAATCAATACAGCCAACAATTAAATTGTATAAGGTGTACTATAAGGGTAAAGATGACCGTAAAGGTGTCCTTTTGCCATTGCCTTTTAATAATTTAAGTGCTGGAAAAGCATCTACCGGCCATGTTGAAACTGGGACTTATGAGGCCCTTGAAGGCGTACCTGGGTATTTGGGAGTAAATTTAGAAGAATTTAGCTTTGATTATGAAGGAGTTAACCCAGCAGAAGTTGAGTTTTATCTTAAAGCAAAATTAAATTTATATTGTGCAAGTGTAGATGCTTTTTTTCATCAATACACAGTAGAGAAAGATAAAAAATCATTTAAAGTTTCTTTTGCAGATTTAATTAAACGGCCTATAAGCAAGCGTATTCCTGGTGGGTTCGATACACATTTAACTTATGATGAGAGTGATTTTAGAATATTTATTGAAATTTTTTATGAAACGCCTCCTGGGCATGTGATAGACGAATATAAAAAAGCTCACCCAACTATAGACGTGTCAAAATTTTTTACAGCACTAGAAGAGACGAAAATGTCATTCTTCTTGAATATATTAAAGCATGAAATACACATTAACCCAGAAATACCAACTGGTCCGTTTAAAGTGGAAATAGAATATGTAGCATCTGTGGAAACAGCATTATATAAGCCGGCTGCTAACATTCTTGAATTGTTTCCTGAGACGAAAGAGGCAGTCGCAGACTCAAAGAACTGGGCAGCAGTAAAAGTTTTGGAAGATTGGGGAAAAAAGCTTACAAGAGCAGGTTTAGGAAACTTGACAGGGTTGGGGTACGAAGAGGTGTTTCCTAATAAAGATTATACTGCATTAGAGAAGGATATTCAGCGTAGGGCCGTGGCTCACATGGGCGAGACGAATCAGAACGTAAGGACTGAAGCGGATCGGCAGAGAATCAGACTTGCAGTGGGCCTTAGCGAGGACAACCAGGCGGCACTGGAGGCAACACAGGCCGCTTGGGAAGGTTCAGAGGGCGCAACAGGTTTAGGTTTAGAATGGAGTGAGAAAAATTTTGTTCTTGCAACCAATTATTTTGAAGCGAGACAGAGAGCGACTGAAGAGTTGAAAGGAAAATGTTTGTCCGAGGCGGACTTAAAAACAGAACGTTATACGCGACTTCTAAACAGTTTATTTGGTAGAGGCACTCCCAAAACCGGCCGCCCACGTAATCGTGTTCACACCATACAGATTCCTGGCGAGGCAATGATCGATTGGATAAACAATAGAACAAATGTAAGGAAGATATCAGATGAAAGAATGAAAGAACTCAAATCAAAAAGTGATAAAGGCGATAAGAAAGCAAAGAAAGAATTGCAAAAACTCCGCGAAGGTGCTTCTGCTGGCGCAAGACATTTTAATAAACAGTTTCAGAATAAGTATTTGTTGAATGCTTCCGCCCGCGTCATGCGTAAGTGGGACCGGGACTCGAATAAGACCGCCCAGGAGCAGGCTGCTTTAAACGAAGCAAAAGAAGAAGTCCAAGATCACGTTGCAACAGAAAGTTCTAAAGCAGAAGACACTACATCAACAGAAGAGCAAAAAAAGGCAGAAGAAAAACAGAATAACGTCCCCGCCAACGGTGAAGATTATATATTACAATGGTTTTATTTTGGGGATCTTATTGACGCAGCGTTAGATATTGTAAAAGAAAATGAAACAGAAGTCAACTTAGGATTCCCAAGCTATAATGTAGGTACAACGGAGCTTGGGAATACACATCTCATATTTGGGCCATGTGTTTATAATGATTTCACAGAAGGTAGACAAGTTGTTGCTAGTTTGGCTAAAGTACCGATTTCTTTAAAATTGTTTCGTGAATTTTGGATGAATCAAGTTGTAAAACGGAACAGGTCAACATATTCTTTTCATCAATTTTTGAAAGATGCTTTAATTCATCTAATAGGCAACGTATTTACAAATCGATGTGTGGTTCCTGGAGAAAAGCTAAATAGGATTAGAGCAACATATGATCATTTGACACTTGGCTCTAACCCCTCTCAACGCCTTACCATGCAAATTAAGGGGTTCAATGCCCTTAAAAATGATTTTTGTCCAAAAGCAAATTTGCAGAGTGGGAAAAGAAAACCTAGAGGTGAAAATATTACTAACTTAAGCTCAAAAAGCTATAGAAAGGCTGTTAAAAGCAAAAAATATCATGCTACGACTAAAAGGAATGATCAAGTTATTTTTGTGTATGCCACTACTAATAGTTTAGATCACTTAAAGGGCAAAAAAAAGGACGATGTTGACAAAGGAATTTATCATATTGAATTGGGAAGAAGTGGGGTTCCAGTAAAAGAAATTTCTTTTTCTAAGGCTGATATACCTGGATATCTAGAAGCTAAGGGAGAGCGAGCCGGTCTTTCTGGGAATCCATTAGAATTAAGCGAGCCATATAATGTAACATTTAAGACGATAGGTTCTACGGTATTCAAACCTGGAAAACATTTTTATCTTGTTTTGCCACATTTTGGGCTTCCAAAGATGTCTAACAAACGCAACCCCATAACAGCTGCTAGAGTGCTCGGCCTTGGTGGGTATTTTATGGCCCACAAAATAAGTAATGTGCTTCGTGTTGCTGAAGCAAGAATTGATTGGTATAGTGATGTCGAGGCTATATGGGTAAGTTTTGCAAAAGGGGAAGCTGACTTCAGCGAAGCACACCTCAGTGCAGAAGCAGTAGAACAGTTGGATGCCAACGATGCCAGGGTGGAAGCGGAAGGCGGTGATCTTGCCGCCCTGCGATCTTCGACTAACGCAGCCAACATCCTCGCCGCCGAACGGCTGGCGGAGAAGGACCGCGCCGCGGCCGCCCAGGCTGCGGAGCAACAAAAAGTCTGGGAGGGCCTGGCCAGGACCACCGGACATTCTAAACTCTGATGAGGGTTAATTAACACAATGGCAATTTTAAACAGCATATACGCAACATTTTATGATAGCAAGTTTGATAAAGAACATGGATATCCAGAATACGGGGAACAGCCATTAGATTATCATTATGAAAAAGTACATTATGGAAAAGTTGATAGACGGCAAAATGCAGTTTATCTGTCAGATGTTAATTTAACCAGTCAACTAGTGCCAGGTGAACCACACATGGCTCTTGATTTTGTTGCAGAAGCATTCAGAGAATTTAGTGAACATTTCCAAAAAGCATTAACGGCATGCCTCGTAGCTCGTGAAGGTATTTTTAAAGATGGGCTAGTGGCTGTAAATGCATTAACTGATTTAGATCAACTTTATGAGATTTATAAACAAAATTTGTATGAAATTCTTGAAACATTTTTGTTTTCTTCGAAAAAAAACAAAGAACTTAAAAGTTTTAATGATTTTCTTCGTTTTTTTCGTGAATTTGTAGATTCATATGCCCATACAACGCCCATTACGAGAACGGCATTTATAAAATCCAGATTAGCACCCAGAAATATTTCTGGATTATTTATTGAGCTAAAAGGTGGGCAATATGACAATAATGAAGTCAAAGAACAATGGGTCGAAGATGTTAATTTTGACTTTTATAGGAATACAGCTGCAAAATTTGGATTTTTAATAGATAAAAGTGCTCCATGGTGTCTTGTTGCTAATGTTGCATCATATGAAATGCAAAATCGTTGGTTTGAGAGGGTATTTCCCACCCTTGAACAAATGAAGGAAGCAAGAGCTGCAAATTTAACAGAGAAAGAAATATTTCAGGCATACACTGATGTAGTTTCTAAGCGAGGATTAGTTTCCAGCCCCGGGGATGCTTCAAATTTATTCGAAGTTTATTATACAAAATCGTATCTACAAGATTTGGATGAATTGACCACAACCTTGATTGAATTTTATAATAAATTTGTTGCCACTTATCCAGTTGTTAAAATTTATAAACCAGTCCTTTTCAAAAAAATGAATAAATGTGGAGCAGCAATGATAAAGGTGCATGAAAGATTTGGGATTGATTTTGAAACAGCAAGTAATACTTTTAGGCCACTTAGTCGCTCAATGTATCTTCTTTGTCGCATTAGGGAAGAAGAACTTGAAGTCTCAGAATTAAAACAGAACCAAATACTTCAAAAGGCAAAATTTTTGGAAAAAAACCTTGACAAAACTAAAGCTTTGAGGTATATTAATGGTGAGATAAAAAAACAGATTTCGTTGAAAGTGAATCCTTCATATTGCCAAAACTTTGAAGTTTGCGATGAAAGTGTTAAAACTAAAGAAGAACTTAAACATAGAAAATATG